GGGGTTAGATTTTCAACAAACTCTCTAAATGCTAAGATTGTATCAGGTACTTGTTTACGACGAATATTTCTAGAGTTAAAGAATACTACATAATCATATTCTTTTCCTTTAAATAAATTCTTTTTAAAATCCTGGAATTCTTTATCTTGTTCTTTATTCTCAATAGGGAAAAATATATCAGAATTTAGACCGTGGGGAACATATTTAACAATTCTACTCTTAGCCTTATCATCTAAAACAAGTTTATTGATGTTAACTGTTTGTTTTGAAATACCTAACAAAGCATCACATGATTCATAGAATGCTTTATTATACATTGGGGCTGGATAATCATCCCAAATGTTAAGATAGATGATTGGAATTTGTTTACGGATTTCGTTTTCAATCTGGAATAACCAAGCCCAATAACGTGGATCTGTAATTAAGAAAATAGCGTCTGGTTTTTCAACATTAAGTAGATTTCTTAAATAAGCTGCATCACCATAACCATTTGTAGGATATAATATAACTTCTGAGTCATTTATACCTGCATTTTGGTTAGTGTCTTGACTTAAATCTAATCTCTTACCAGCATCTGGGTGTTGGATTGCACCTCCAACATTTACCCAATTGTATCTATGGGCTGTACCAATTACTATTTCCTTACCTACTGTACCAATGCCTGAGGGCATTCTAATATCATCACACATCAAAAGAATTTTCTTTCTTTGATCCTTTGGTAAATAACCTTCTTTCATAAACTATTAAATATCTAAATCGTTGTGGCTGTGAATTTGTTTTCTAAACGTTTCATCTGTAAGGTACAAATGAATTGCACGGTCGGCAAGTTTTTGAAATGAAAACTTGTGACGAACACAAGAAACTTTAAATTCGTCAAATAAGCCACTTTGGATTTTTACACTCGTAAGTGTCATGTCCTTTTTACTCATAACATTGTTTTTAATTAATATAACATATATAAATATATTGAGATTCTTTAAGATAACCCTCTATCACATAAATTTTTATCTCCCTTAAATGAGCAATAAGTGCAATTCCATTTTGAGGGATTCTTTAACTGAGGTCCGGTATTGTGAGATCCGTCCTTATTAAAAGCCATCTCAATAAATTCATTAATTGCTTTGGTTGCTTTATTAAGCTTTACTTTACCAGAAGCAGGTACGTAAATTTGTACTCTGGGATCTGGGAAGTCAGGGTTACCATGCAATTTTCTTTTAACAATAAAATATTCAATATCAATGTTATCAACTGGGAACCCATATTGTTCACTAAAGAACTTTTTGTAAAGAATTAACTGCATCATTTTTATTTCGTCAGTTTTTTCTTTATCTCTCCAACCACGAGTTGAAGTTTTAATGTCTATAATTTTAATTTTATTAGATGTTTCGTCGTACAAAACAACATCTAAAAATCCTTTATAGAACAAGTTTTTGTAAATAGGGTTAGGCTGGAGAATAATAGGTAATTCAATACCTACTAACCACCAACCTCGTTTACTAAAATATCTACCCTTATTTCGTTTAAACCAAGAAAGAATACCTAAACCATCCTCATAGAACTCTCTTAGTTGTTCTGAGGATGAAAAATGTTCTTTTTTGTTTCGCTCGTAATCGGCTCTATACCCTTCTCTAAGTTTTTCCTCGAATTGCCTTTCTAAATCGATTTGGTCAGCAGCGGTTTTACTTACGTTATAAAACGCAGTCAAATAGTCTTGCATAACCGTGTGTATAGCGGTACCAAACGTCATATGAATCGATACTTCCGACGTATAATGCCCATCTCGATATTGGAGCGCCCACTTATGTGGGCAGCTCTCAAACATCGAGAATTGACTAAACGAAATCATTTTCTGAAATCGATGGTCAACGTCTGGGGGCGTGTGTTGTTGTACCTCTTTAATTATAGAGGGTATTTTCTTTTTAGCCAAAACTTATTGTGTTATGAACCATTAAATAATCCTTGGTTGTAGGATTAGATTCTTTAATAATATAACCTAATTGGATAAGAAAATTAACAGCATCATTAGAAAGATCTTCTAACCAAATCATAGGTTTGTCTTTTTGAAGCAAGTTAACCATTCCTTCAAAAGCTGATTTTTCAAATCCTTCAATATCAATTTTTACAAATTTAACGGGTTCTGAGAAATTAAATGTATCTAAGGCTATTACTAAATTAGTATTATTACCATCAGGTACAACTCTAACTACACCACTATTTTCTAAAGCACCATCATTAAAACTAACAGTAGAATTATTACTCCCTACTCCTAAAAAGAAACAATGAATATCTTTATATCTAGCAGTATTTTGTTTTAGTATTTGAAAATTTTCCCAATATGGTTCAAAAGCAAAAATTGTAATACTAGGTAGGTAATGTTTAAATTGAACACAGTGACTTCCTATATTAGCCCCTAAATCCAAATAAAGACCCTCAGTTGGAAAATATTTAACCCATTTATTAAAGATTTCATGCTCCCAAAAATTATTATGAGATACTATATCATCTGAAATACATTCAGGGCTTTCAAATATAATTAAAGGTTCTCCTAAAATACTAACTAACCTAGTATCTCGTTTCATTTCCATTTACCTCTTAAAACCAACTGGGCGATAATCCCGTAGTTTGAGATATCTATAAAACTGTCAATTGCTGCTTCTCCTGCTACATAATTTTTACCATTACGTTTTAGGATATTTTTAAGGCGATTGATTTTATCATTACAACGAAGCCAAATGCCTGTGATTGAAAGATTAATATCGTCTTGGTTTTCAAGTGTTGAACCTAAAGAAATATTACCTAAACCATAATCCATCATTTTACCAGCAAACAACTCATATTGTTCCGCTTGAATTTTTCTAAATTCTTCTGCTAACTCAGGATATGTTTTTTCAAAATCATTAACTGCAGAATGGGGAGCAGTACCCCAAATTGTGTTATCGTCTATACTTTTTCCAGCCATAACTAATTAATTTAATTTACAGAGTTTTTACTAATTTATCTTGTTCTTTTTGATCGACTCCCATTTGCCACAAAATATTTCGAACACCAGGTTCTCGAATTATATCAATATAGTGATCAGCTTCGCCTAAACTACATTCATAATATTTTGCTATATATTCTGCTATATGTTGTGGTCTTTGTTTTTTACTTGGTTTGACATACTTTAGCCAAACCTTCTTTTTTGGGATCATTTCTCTGTAGATGGTATAAATCTGTTTCTTATTCTGTGGGTTTATCTTTTGGACATAATTTACAAGTTCTATGTAATTTATATCCATCGATAAATATCTATGAACCATATAAGAATTAAATGAATCCCATGACTCTTCGGTAAAATTAGCCGAAGGAGTCTTTTTGACTGTTATTTCTTCTAACCAATCAAATAGTGTCATATTCGTCTTGAAGTTCCTTAGGAAGTGTTTCCTTCAAGATAGCACCTGTTTTAACATCATAAAACACGGGGATTGGGATGAGTGCGTCTTGGGCAGTACCTACTGCAAAGCGTGATGCTTTACGCAAAATAAGACCTTCAGCGACTACATAGTTGCCGTCTGGTGTTTCTACTTTTTCTGTGTTTTTAAGATCAATATTGAGCTTAAGTTCTTGATTTTGATTCATGAATTTTCTTTTTTATGTTTTAACCAATCTATATAGAAGCCAATAGCCACTATTATATTCATTCCAAACGATGCTATTATCTCGTGGATGTCTTCATATACATTAGTAGTAAGATGAATATGTCCTACCATCCAGAAAGGTACGGAAAGATTTCCACTAATCCAAGTTAGAGTATACAGCAGGAACTTTTTCATATTCTATATCTTGTATTTCTCTACAAAAATAATATACGTTTTCTTTTTTAAGTACTGTATCACAATGCCAATATTCTTTAAGTAAGTCAGCATCAACTGGTTTATCTCGTTCTTTGTAAGTTCTATAGAGATAGAATGAACGAGGGCCCATATGTACTATCTCCATGTTGATCATAGAACTGAGATGGTTTTGGCTATACAAGCCATGATATTGATTTCCTTATCGATTCGGAAATTGGCGTGATATTGATATTCTTCTAGAATAATTACCACCATGCCTTCTCGCCCGTCAGCATAGTCTGAAACTCGCGAATAAAGCTCTTTATAAAGTTCTTCATAATCATTAATATTAGAATCAGCAATTATCTGGCGAATGTTTTTCCAGTTTTTATTCGTTTTAAGCTCGTTTATTACTTGCTCAGTATAGTTGTTTGATACAAGTATTGACTTGTCTAAGACAAGTTTATTATCAATGGTTGATAACTGAGCTGTGCCTAAAATTTTGCGGATATCAGGGTAATATTGTTTAACAATAGGTCCTAGTGTTTCCTTAGCCCATTCAATATTTTCTTTATCTAAAATACCTGCTATATGAGCAGCTACTTCTTTCATTGAAGGGGGTACAATTTTAAGTACCTGACAACGTGATTGAAGAGGATCAATAATCCTTTCAACATAGTTACAAGTTAAGATAAAACGTGTGCTACGTGAAAATGTTTCAATTACATTTCGAAGTGATGCTTGTGCTTGGATTGTTAAAAAATCCGCTTCGTCTAAGATAATAATTTTGAGAGGCTTGAAAGACGCTGACGAAGCAAAACCAGAAACTTTATCCCTAATAGTCTCAATACCACGCTCATCTGAAGCGTTGATGTAAAGATAATCACATTCCAGATTATTAACAATAAGCTTAGCAAGAGTAGTCTTGCCAGTTCCTGGCCCTCCATAGAAAATAAGATTTTGTATATCGTTCTGTTCTAAATATTTAGCTACAGTAGCTTTAATATTTTCATTACCTACATATTCATCTAGACCTTTAGAGCGATATTTTTCAACAAATAGAGTATGTTCTTTACTCGTAGTCACCATACAAATCGTATTTTTTAGGTTCAGGTTTTAGAATTTCTATTTCTTCAGTAGTAATAATATATAATTTTCCTTTTAAAGGCTCAAGCTTAAATGCTTGAGGTTTATTAGTTGCTTGTTGGTACCAAGCATTTAATACCTCAGTTAACGAGTCATAAACTTTCTCACCGTTGAGGAGTTTCCACCTGTCACCAGGTGGAACTCGCTCAGCGATTTGAATGTTTTTTTCTACTTGTTGAGTGTCCATTAGAACATACCTCCCATTCCAGCCATTGGATCAGATTCTTTCTTATCCTCTGGATTATCAACTATAACACATTCTGTAAGCAAAATAGTT